GCGGGTGAAAAAGATGCAGTTCTGCCAGAGATTATTCAGAGCTATGCTGACACACCAGCAACCAGTTTGCTTAAATTTGTCTGTGATGGCACTGCGGCCAGCTGGACGGAACTAGATGATCATTATACCCGAATCAGAAGTTATTTTACTGAACGAGATCAAATACCACCAACAGTCTGGATCATGCCAGTTGGGGCAACCAAAGACGCTCAGGAATTACCAACTGTGGCTGAAATTAGTCTGGATGCCATGCGTCGTGGATTTAATGTAGCAACCCGAAATCATTGCTATGTATTTGGCAATGTTATTGGAAAGTAATTGACATTCGTACTAAATAATCATATACTGTATAATACTATAGAAAGATTGAAATGAAATATATTCCTGTTAGCGAAGAAATTCGCAATCATTTAAAAAAAGCTAATAAAAGATACTGGGCTGGTGATAACATCAGCGAGTATGTCTCTGATAATGATAAAGCATTGTTGGTGGACGAATTGACTGAAAAGTTCGAAGGCGTTCTGGATAGTCTGGTAATTGATCGAGAAAACGATCCTAATTCAAAAGGAACGGCTCGTCGTCTGGCCAAGATGTACATCTATGAGATTATGTCAGGCCGCTATGAACCAGTTCCAAATGCCACTGCATTCCCTAATGATGGACCTGAAGCCTACAAAGGCATGCTGGTGGTTCGTAGTGAACTTCGCAGCATGTGTAGTCATCATCATCAACCTGTGAGCGGAGTAGCGTATATTGGTATTATTCCCAATGGCAAAGTTATTGGGCTCAGCAAATATACACGCATTGCTCAGTGGTGTGCGCGTCGTGGCACCCTGCAGGAAGAATTGTGTAATGACATTGCTCGTGAAATTATCAAGGCAACTGGTGCAGCTGATGTAGCAGTATATATTCAGGCCACGCATGGTTGTTGTGAGAACCGAGGCATCATGGCACATAGTAGTCTGACTCAGACAACTGTGCTAAAAGGTCGTTTTATTGATGATCAAAGCACCAAGAATGAATTCTTTGAAAATGTTAAACTACAGCAGGAGTTTGCTCCACGATGATACAGGTCATGTTAGATTTGGAAACCATGAGCACTCGCAGCAATGCTGCCATTGCCAGCATAGGTGCAGTTAAATTTGAATTGGAAAGCAAAAGTATTGTGGACCAATTTTATCGTACTGTGGATTTACGAACCTGCAAGGCAGTTGGACTGCATGTTGATCCAGAAACTGTGGAATGGTGGAATCAGCAGAACAAAGAAGCCCGTCAGGCTCTGCTCAAAGACAATGTCAGCCTGAGTCAGGCACTGGATGATTTTACTCAGTGGTTTGGCCGCAGTAGCTTACCTGTGTGGGGCAATGGCGCTGGCTTTGATAATGTCATCATGGAAAATGCCTACAGAGCTGTGAATACAAAACGTCCCTGGAGACCCTGGGAAGACCGTTGTTACCGAACCATAAAAAATATCATACAAGTACCCGCAGATGAACGACAAGGTGTGTATCACAATGCACTGGACGATGCTCTGCACCAGACACGACACTTAATTAAAATACTAGGAAGTTAATATGTTAGAATATGTAGCCAGTGGAAGTAGTTATTTTAAGCTCATGTATGCGGAAAGTCTAGAAAAACAAAATCTAGACTTCTTTGCTCGTACCTTTGGCAGCTTAAACAACACACACAATCACAAAATAAGCCTGCTCTATAATGCCTATGTTGAAAAACGTCAGGGCGAATGGATGGGCGAACACTACAAACCACTGGTGCATAGTATTCATGGTGACTCAGGTGGACTGCAGATGGTCACACTGGGTCGCACCATAACCACAGAACTTAAAGAAGAAGTATACGCCAGCCAGGCAAAAAATTCTGATATTGCCATGTGTTTTGATGTCATACCAGTTCGTACATTAGATGCCGGCGGCCGCAGTGAAAGATTAGATCTGAGCAATCGTCGCTTTGATCGCAGTCAGTTAGAAACTGCTGCTCGTGCAACTGGTAAAAATCTGCGTCGTCAGATTGACTTCTTTGACGAAAAAGAAAGTAAAGCTCGCCCCATGCTCATAGCTCAGGGCAATGACTATGACAGCTATATGAAATGGGTGCAGTATATTGTGGAGGAATTAACTCCATATCACATCAGCCGCATTGGTGGCATAGCCATGGGGGCAGCTGCTCTGGGCAAGGGTTCATTAGAGGACTTTAAACGAGCATTTTACTTTACTCAGTTACCCATAGAGTTGGAAAGCAAACATCTGCATCTGTTGGGTGTAGGCAGTGTATACAGAATGATTCCACAGTTCATATTCATGCAGTCTGGTGTCTATCAGAATGTTGAAATGAGCTATGACTCTACCACACATACCAGCGGCGTTACCCAGGGCCGTTATTACATGAATGACCTAGCCTATAACTTTACCCGAGTATTTGATCAGAGCTACAAAATTGTCTGGGAAGACATCAAACGAAACTTTCCATTCTATGAATATGATCTGGATACCTTTTATGAAGCTCTGAACATCAGTAGCCGAACCTATCAGGAAAAGCACGGTAATATTGATCCAAGCCTGCAGACCTATGTAGCCTTTGTGTCCAGTGCCATTAAAAACTTCCTGGTTCATGTTGAAAAATTAAGCACCAGTCGTGATGAGATCATGAACATGAGTCGAGGTATTGACGCCACAGCCTTTAATGCCTTATACTCAGTACGTACAACTGAAGATTTTAATCATTGGCTGGCCGAGGTTGGACCATACATGGCCTCGGAAGCCGTACAGGAATATGTTGAACCCATAACCCTTGGAGGATTATTTGCATGACACACAGTGGAGCAGGAGTTATAAACAAATGGATTGAAGTTCGTTTTCAGAAGGAAGGCATACACTGCTATCCAGCTGCTGCAACAGATCCAAAATTAAAAACCGGAGATGCATATGATGTATCGTTTTTGGCTAATCCTCATCGCCATATGTTTCATTTCAGGGTGCGCATCGTTGTGTGGCACGACGACAGAGAAATTGAATTTATACAATTCAAACGCTGGTTGGAATCCCTGTACAGTGGCAACATTCTAGAACTCAACTATAAGAGCTGTGAAATGATTGCGGACAATTTGCTCAGCCAGATCATAGATCGCTATGCAGGTCGAGACATTGAAATTGAAGTAAGTGAAGATGGTGAAAATGGAGCCATACTGCAGTATAAACCACGCATGCAACACTACACAGGAAGCAATCATGAGAATTCCTAAGAGCATAGTCATAGTCACAGGCGGATTTGACCCCATACATTCAGGTCATATTGCCTACATCAAAGCAGCTAAACAGCTGGGTGAACTATTATTTGTTGGCGCCAATTCAGATAACTGGTTAACTGAGAAAAAAGGTCGACCATTCATGCCCCTGCATGAACGTCTGGCCATACTAGCTGCCCTAGAAGGTGTAGATCAGGTCTGGGAATTCGATGACAGCGATAACAGCAGTCGTGATTTAATTCGTCAGGTCCGCAAAGCCTATCCTGGCACCAAGATCATATTTGCCAATGGCGGTGACCGAACCGAAGGTAATGTGCCCGAACAGGATCTAGAAGATCCCCTGTTAGAATTTGCGTTTGGTGTTGGTGGTGACAATAAAATGAATTCAAGTCGTTGGATTCTGGAGGATTGGCAATATGAAAGAACCGAACGCAGCTGGGGGCATTTTGACATACTTAAAAAATATCCAAAATGCAAGCTCAAGGAAATTGTGGTTGAACCCAACCATTGTCTAAGCTATCAGAGTCATGAGTTCAGAGATGAACTATGGTTCGTTAGATCAGGCATAGGCAGCTGTATCATTGACAGCGAGGCTAAAGTATTATATACTGGTGATTACGTGCATGTACCACGCAATGCCTGGCATCAGTTAATCAATGGCGGTAAAGAAGCCCTGCATATCATAGAAATACAGTACGGTGATTATTGTGAAGAATCTGACATAGAGAGAATAAATGAAGACAATCTATTTAGTACCCATAGAACCAATTGACAGTCGTTATACCAAGCAGTGGTATGAAAATCTGCCACGCATCATTGGCGACAGAGTCAGTGAATTAGATTTAGATCCAGTTGAATTGGTTACCATTGAAGGCCGAGGTGCCACCAATGGAACAACTGCTGGAGCATTCCTGGACTTTGCAGCAACTAATATCTACAAGGCTTCGCAGATTCAGAACATATCTGAACGCTTTATGCGAGGCGATGTTAAAGCTGGTGATAAGTTCCTGGTAACCGATGCCTGGAATTTTGCCATTACAGCTATTCGCTACATGTCTGACCTGTTGGAAATTCCTGTGGAGATTCATGGCATCTGGCATGCAGGTCATTATGACCCAACTGACATACTGGGCATGAAGATGCAGAAGGATTGGCCACCACATCAGGAACGCGCCTGGTATTATGCCTGTGATTATAACTGGTATGCTACTAACTTCCACAGAGACATGTTCTTAAAAAACCTGGACATCAAAGATGCATACAAGGCCCATAGAAGTGGTCAGCCTCATGAATACATCATACCTAAATTAGAAGCACTCAGAGACATCGTCAAAGATAATAAAGTAATTTGGCCTCATAGATATAATGCAGACAAGCAACCTGACATAGCCGAGGACCTAAAGACTGATTTTGATGTGGTTATAACTGCTAAAATGGGACTGGACAAAGACAGCTATTATGCTGAGCTGGCATCCAGTGCCATAATCTTTAGTTGTGCCCTGCATGAAAATCTAGGCATCAGCATCATGGAAGCCGTGCTGGCAGGAACCATTCCAGTGTTACCTGACAGATGTTCATATGCCGAAATGTATCCTGCAGAGTTCCTGTATCCCAGTGTCTGGACCAGCAGCTATGAAAACTATGTGGCTTATAAACCTCAGTTAACTGAATTTATTGCTGACAGAATGAACAATCCAGGCAAGTATGCCCAGGCTCTGAGCATAGCTCAGGATACCATCAAGAATCATTATTTAAACTGCAATAAAATGTTGGATTTACTTTTAGACATCAATACGGTGCAACCATGAAAATAGGATTTACCTGCAGTACATTCGACCTGTTTCACGCTGGTCATTTAATGATGCTCAAAGAAGCCAAAGAGCACTGTGATTATTTAATTGTAGGAGTTCAATCAGATCCAACCATTGATCGTCCCGAAAAGAATAAACCCATACAGAGTCTATTTGAACGTTTTGAACAACTCAAGGCCTGCAAGTATGTTGACGAAATTATTCCCTATGCTACCGAAAAGGAATTGACAGACCTATTGTTATCATATAGAATAGATGTACGCTTTGTTGGTGAAGAATACAAAGACAAAGATTTTACTGGCAAAGATTTTGATACAGAAATCCATTATAACAAACGTCGTCATAGTTTCAGCAGCAGTGAACTAAGACAACGTGTAGCATTAGCAGAACATAAAAAAGCGGAGAGGGCAGAATATGGCATGGGTAATTGATAAGACATTTGAATTTTGTTATGGACACAGAGTTTGGACACAGAAACTCAATGGTGAGTATGCAGCAGATCTAAAGTGTGCCTGCAGACATCTGCATGGTCATGAAGGTAAGTTGCAGGTTCATTTGGCCAATAAAGATGAGATTTGTAAACTAGATGCTACAGGCATGGTAACAGATTTCAGACATCTAGAGTGGTTAAAGAAATGGATCAATACCTATGTTGATCATCAGTTTGTTCTGGATCGTGCAGATCCATTGTACAACCAGATCATTGGTGACCGTAAATTAATTCCAGTCTATGTTCCTGATACTACTCATGTAGCTGGGCATCAGATCTATCTGGGTGACCTAGAACCTAATACACCTGAATATGAATATTATGAAGGATTCATGATTGTGGATTTTGTTCCAACATCTGAGAATTTAAGTAAATGGATGGCTGACTTGGTTGATGCTAAAATGAACAAGTTGGGAGTCAGAGTAGACATGATTGAATGGTGGGAAACTCCTAAGAGCCGTTCAACTTATTATAACGCAAAATAAGGAGATGGTTCATGCAACAACGGATCTATCATCAGGGATATCGCCTGCAAAAAATCGTTCAGTTAGAACAGCAGCATCGTCAATTAGACGAGCAAATAATCCAGGGCCACAGCAACTACATCAATGACCAGCATCTGGCCAAACTCAAGCACGAAAAATTATTAACCAAAATGGAACTGAATCGACTTAAACTGATTCAGGGAGACAACGTTGAAATTAGCCATAATAACTGATACACATTTTGGAGCCCGAGGCGACAGCATACCCTTTGATCAGTACTTTCGTAAATTCTATGACGAAGTGTTCTTCCCAGAGCTAGTAAAACGTGGTATCAAGACCATCATACACATGGGCGATTGTTTTGATCGTCGCAAGTACATAAATTTTTACATACTTAAAAGTTGTCGTGAATACTTCTTTGATCGACTAGAAGAGTTAGGCATAGATTGCCATCTCATAGCTGGCAACCATGATACTTATTTTAAGAACACCAATTATGTAAATAGCCCACATCTGTTGTTAAGTGACTATGACAGAGTAACTACCTATTCAGCTCCAACCGAAGTAACTCTGGACAATTTTAAATTTGTCATGATGCCCTGGATCTGTTCAGACAACTATGCAGACGCCATGCAATTAGTACAGACTACAACGGCTCCAGTAATGTTTAGTCATCTGGAACTGGCCGGTTTTAGCATGTACAAGGGCCAGTTAAATGAACACGGCATGGATGCCAAGTTGTTTGATCGTTTTGATCATGTTTATAGCGGACACTTTCATCATCGCAGCACTCAGGGCAACATAACCTATACAGGTAACCCCTATGGACTGACCTGGAATGACTATGACGATCCCCGAGGCTTTAGCATACTGGACACCGACACACTGGACTTGGAACTCATAGTCAATCCCAATGAAATGTTCTTTAAGTATCTGTATGACGATACTCGCATAGATCCAGACCAGATTGATACTGGTTTATTCAAAGATAAACTGGTCAAGTTAGTCATAATTAACAAGACAGACTTCTACAAGTATGATTGTTTCATGGATCGACTCTACAAGGAAAATATATTAGAATTAAAGATCATCGAGGACTTCAGCGAGTTTGAAGCTGACGCTCTGGACGACGAAGACATCAACCTAGAAGATACCATTAGCCTACTGAATGGATTTGTTGACGGAGTTGAAACTGATGCTGATAAGCCCAGGATTAAAAATCTGCTCAAAGAACTCTATGTAGAAGCTCAACACACTGAGACACTATGATACAATTTAAACGCGTAAGCTGGAAGAATATGCTTTCGACTGGCAATGCTGGCATCAGCGTACAGTTAGATCGTCAGACAACTACCCTGATTGTTGGTGAAAATGGCGCAGGTAAAAGTACCATCTTGGATGCCATTTGCTTTGCCCTGTTTAACAAGGGGTTCAGAGATGTCAGTAAACCACAGTTATTAAATTCAATTAATCAGAAAAATCTAGAAGTAGAATTAGAATTTCAGATTGGCAGCAAGCAATACAAGATTATCCGAGGCCACAAACCTGCTAGGTTTGAAATACTCGTGGATGGTGTACAGCTCAACCAGGAAGCTGATAGTCGTGACTTTCAGAAGTTTTTAGAAGAGCATATTCTAAAACTTAATTATAAATCATTCACTCAGATTGTAATTTTGGGAAGTGCTAGCTTTACACCATTCATGCAATTGCCACCCAGTCATCGTCGTGAAATCATCGAGGATCTGTTGGACATTCGTATCTTCAGTGTCATGAACAGCATACTCAAGGACAAGGGTCGAGAGCTGGCAGATCGCATTCGTCAGATGGATGGCGACATCGAAGTACACAAAGAAAAGGTCAAGTTGCAGGATGAATTCATTCGCACTCTGAAAGAAAGTCAGCAGAAACGCAGTGCAGATGTTGATCAGCGCATTGCGATCACCGAAGAAGAAATCAACCAGCATCTCATACAGGTTGATTTAATCAAAGCAGAAATCATGGGCCTGCAGGCCAACATAGCCGATGCCGAAAAGGTCTATGGTGACAAAGATGAAATGTTTGTAATTAGCCGACAACTGCGAGATAAAATTAACAAGACTCAGACTGATATTAAATTTTATCAGGAACATGATAATTGCCCAACTTGTGATCAGGCTCTGACTGACGATTTAAAAGTAAAAGCTCTGGCTGAGCACAGTGCCAAAGAAGCCGAGCTACAAACAGCCATACTGGCTCTGGAAGCTCAGATGCAGGGCATCAATGCCAAGATTGACAACATAGTACAGATACAGAGTGGTATCAGCACGGCCGAGGACAATCTCATCAGCTATAACCATCAGGTCATAGCCGGACAGAAATACATACAGAAGCTGCAGGAAGAAAAATTACACGATGAAGACGATACCAGCAATCTGGATGATGAAAAGCAAAAATTACGAGCCATGGCTCGAGAAGTCATGACACTGGTCAGCGAAAAGACCACACTGAACGAAGAAAAATACTATCAGGACATAGCCAGCAGTTTATTAAAAGATACTGGTATCAAGACAAAAATTGTGCGTCAGTATCTGCCTGTGATTAATAAACTGGTCAACAAGTATCTGGCCGCCATGGACTTTTTTGTTAGTTTTGAGCTGGACGAGGCGTTTAATGAGACCATCAAAAGTCGCCACCGTGATGATTTTACCTATGCAAGTTTTAGTGAAGGTGAAAAACAACGCATCGATCTGGCTCTGCTTTTTACCTGGCGTACCATAGCCAAGATGAAGAACAGTGCCAGCACCAATTTATTGTTGCTGGACGAAGTGTTTGACAGCAGTCTGGATCATAATGCCACGGATTATTTAATGAACATTTTGAATACCCTGGGCGATGATACCAATGTGTTTGTTATCAGTCACAAGGGTGATGTTTTATTTGACAAGTTCCGTAGTGTTATTAAGTTTGAGAAGTATCAGAATTTTAGTCGCATAGCGCAAGGATAATTATGATTACAAAGAAAAGATATATTGGCTGTAAAGAAAGCGAAGGACTGGTAGCCAACATAGTCCGTCATTTACAGAAAGATAACCGTAAGATTGCTGCTGTAGTTGGCATAGTGCGAGGCGGACTAACACCAGCTGTGATGCTGAGCCATTATTATGATGTGCCCCTGTACATACTGGACTACAGTCTCAGAGATCGCAACAATGCTCAGGAGTTTGGCCCAGACGATAGTGAAATGCTCAGTCAGGCCTACCTGGATGCTGAAAAAGTTGGTGGCAGTGTATTAATTGTTGATGACATCAATGACTCAGGTGCCACACTCAAGGCCATTAAAGATTTTGTTGATGGTGAATATTTTAATCAGATATTCTTATATGCCACCATGTTGGAAAAATGCACCAGTTGTTTTGACTGTGACTACTATGGTGAATTGCTCATGGATTCTGCCTGCGACGATTGGATTGTGTTCCCCTGGGAAGACTGGTGGACCAACAAGGACTAAACCAGGCTCTCATAGTTAAGTGGCATAACACGTCCTTGGTAAGGACGAATCACGAGTCCGATTCTCGTTGAGAGCACCATTTCAGTTTAAAAATACCTTTGCATCTAAACTCAGAGTTTAGGTAGACCCTGATTTTTAAACTCTCCTTAATAATCAATGACTTAGCAGGCTTGACTTTCTGCGTGTTTTCTGCTATAATATAAGGTTGACCAGATATAGAAAGTGTCTATTTTTTAGACACCTAAAATGCTTGACTTTTTGGATCGTTCCTATACAATACTTGTATGATAATTAAAAAGGAACCAAAGATGAAAAGACAGACATATTACTTTATGGTAGGTAAAGAAGAACACAAGGTCATAGCTGAGAGCGCAAGTCAGGCTATGGTCTGGATGAATCGTCAGGTCATGGATAAGTTGAATAACGGTTCCTGGGCCTGGATGGATGGTGTTAAGACCAATTCTTATTATGCCGCAGCTGGTAATTACTGGGATTAAGTGCTTGACATCAAGCATCGTTACTATATAATGGTTGTATGTTTAATAAGGTGAGACTTAATTAATGGATATCAAACAAAGTAAAAGTATCTTGGCCAGACTCCTGGCCAAAGAAAACCTAACGGTTCAGCACAAAAATATCCCCACGGCCTATTTTGATACCAAAAATAGACTGCTTGCATTACCTACCTGGAAAGACATGAGCAGCGACCTTTATGACCTATTAACTGGTCATGAAGTTGGTCATGCTTTATATACTCCGGCTGTTGGTTGGCACGACCAGATTCAGGACAAAGATTTTGACGATCACTTCAAAGGCTTCTTAAATGTTCTGGAAGATGCTCGCATTGAAAAACTCATCAAGCGTGAATACCCAGGCATTCGTAAAAATTTCTATGCTGCCTATAAAGAGTTGTATGAAAAAGACTTCTTTGGTGTAAATGATGCAGATCTCGATGATCTCCTATTCATTGACCGCATCAATCTACACTTTAAGGTAGGTGCTTTTCTTAATCTAGAGTTTACCGAAACTGAACAAAATCTTATTACTGAAATTGAAGCTGTTGAAACCTGGGATCAGGTAGTTGACATAGCCAAGCGTCTGTATAAGATGGCCGAGGAAGAACTCAAGGACAAGCAGATGAAATCCGAAGGCGATCTGTTAGAGACTGAACAGACCGAGGACGACCAAGGCAAAGGCTCAGACGCTGAGCAACAGGAAGCCGATGCTGCTCCGAATCAAAACTCAGATCTAACCGACGAATATCAGGACATGACAGAGCCCGAAAGCCTAACTGATCGTGCTTTTAGAGATCGCGAAAAAGATCTTTTAGATGAAAAATCCATGCCCTATAATTACTATACTCTGGGCGAATATGATGCTAACCCTTATGTATGGAATTATAAAACCATGCTGAGCCTGCATAACTTTACACCAGAGCAAGAAGCTCGTCGTGCCGAAGTATATGCAGCCTTTAGATTAAAGAATCTTAAATTCATCAATTACCTGGTCAAAGAGTTTGAATTGCGTCGCAATGCTCAGCAACTGAGTCGTGCTCAGGTAAGCAAAAGCGGTGAGATTGATGTTGATCAGTTGTTCAAGTATAAATTTAGCGAAGACCTATTCCTTAAAGTAACCAGCATACCCAAGGGCAAGAATCACGGACTGGTCATGTTCTATGATATGTCAGGCTCCATGTCCAACAGCATTGCTGGTGTCATAGAGCAGATCCTGATCCTGGTGGAATTTTGTCGCAAGGTAAACATTCCATTCGAAGTATATGGTTTTACCAATGACAACCGAGTGTTCTGGCAGGATGGAAGTCCTACCAAGATCTATCAGGAACAGGCTCAGCTACGCCGAGGTGCTCATGTCGAAGGTCAGCTGTCCATCACAGATAATGATTTTAGACTGCAGCAGTATTTTAGCAACATCATGAGTGCCAATGATTATAAGAAAATGGTGCAGAACCTTTGCATGATCAAGAAGACCTGGGAGAATAACCAGGGCCGTTATAACAATACCTATGACTATAATTGGTCAGGTAGCATGCCAGCCTGCGAGCATCTGCACAGCACTCCATTGAACAGTACGGTGTTGCTGAGCCGCAATGTGTTCGAAAGATTCAAGGCTCGTACTGGTGCTGAGATTGTCAACATGGTCATCCTGACCGATGGCGAAAGTGATCAGTGTATCAAAGCCGGCAATGGCTACTATGACGATGGAGTACAGGACAAACGCTATGCCTATATTGATAGCGGCTGGCGCAGTAATTCATTTATCACAGATAGCCGCACCAAGCTTCAGGTAAAACTCCGAGGTCGTCAGGCCAGCAAGAGTCTAAACGTGGCTCTGTTAGAAATAATGAGAATGGTCACGGGCTGTAACATAGTTGGTTTTTATCTGACCAATAATGTTCGTAATACAGTTCAGTCCGAAATGCGAGCACAGACCGACTGGACCGATGCCAGCAACATACGAGATGAAGAACGCATCATGGAACAGTTTAAAAAAGATCGGGTAGCTGTTCTGACCAAGGCAGGATACAGTGAGTATTACATAGTTAAAAATGACATGAGCATTCATGATGAGTTTGAAGTAGCAGCCGATGCCAATGTCAAGGACATAGGTCGGGCATTTCGTAAGCTTCAGAGAGGCAAGGTTCTGAACCGAGTACTTTTGAATCGTTTTATACAGATGATTGCCTAAAAGGCTTGACATTCAGTATCGTTCCTATATAATGGTTGTATAATTAATTAACTGGTGAGGAGTTATATTATGAGCAAGTGGAGTAAATTAGAACAAGATCAATTCTTAACTGAGTTGAGCAGTAAATTTGGTGAGATAGTTACTCGCCGTCAGGTGGAAGAATATGCAGTAACCAAGAGTCTTCCATTTCCTAGATTTATCATTGACTCAGCTGAGTTTAAAGTTGGTCGTGGTAAGTATAATCTTAAACCCAAACAGCAGGTCGAGGCTCCAGTGGCCCAGCCTGCCATGGCCGTAGTTCCCATGCTACGTCAGAAAAAATTGGAGACAACTGTGGACGACATGATTCCAGGTCGCGATGAAAATTATGTGCCTTTTGGTTTTTTCAAGGACATGAAAAGCATCATTTCAAGCAATATCTTTTATCCAGTATTTGTAACTGGATTGTCTGGTAATGGTAAGACCACCATGGTAGAGCAGGTTTGCGCTGATCTAGGTCGTGAATGTGTACGTGTAAACGTTTCAGTAGAAACCGACGAAGATGACCTTATTGGCGGTAATACTTTGGTAGATGGTAATATAGTTTATCGTGAAGGTCCAGTATTGCTGGCCATGAAACGCGGAGCTATTTTACTTATTGACGAATGTGACCGTGGTTCAAATAAATTAATGTGTCTGCAGGCCATCTTAGAAGGCAAACCATACTTTAATAAAAAGACTGGCGAAGTAGTGCATCCAGCTGCAGGTTTCAATATCATTGCCACAGCCAATACCAAAGGCCGTGGAACTGATGATGGTCGTTTTATTGCTGCACAGATTCTGGACGAGGCATTCCTGGAACGATTTGCCATAACAGTTGAGCAAGAATTTCCTGGCACCAAAGTAGAAAAAGAAATCATCATGAACAAGATGGCCGAACTCAAGACAGTAGACAATGAGTTTGCTAATCTGCTGGTAACCTGGGCTGATATTATTCGTAAAACCTATGCCGAAGGTGGCGTAGATGAAATTATCAGTACCCGTAGGTTGTTGCACATCGTCAAGGCTTATAGCATGTTCCGTAAGAACCGTATCAAGGCCATTGAATTATGTATTAATCGCTTTGATAATGAGACGAAATCAGCCTTCATGGACCTATATAACAAGGTAGATAAACCCGAAGAAAATCAAGAGGTTAGCATGCCTGAATATGAGATGGACACACAGAACAAGCCTAGCACAGGCGATCATGGTATGATTAATACCGATGTAAGCCAAAGTGTAACGCGCCAGTTCTCGGCAGCGGGCATGGGTCCAGCTGTGGTAGATAATGCGCAGGATTATTAATATCCTATTATTGGTAGCGGTCCCAGCGGCCGCTGCTGATTCAGGTATTAATCCCAGTCCCCTGACTGCAATCTATACTGCCGGTGAATGGGTAGTAGATAAAATAAAAGATCAACCCAATCCTGGTTTTCATTCAAAAGAGCGTCAGGCCAAGTTTGACCGCTGGGCCAAGGAAGATTGGATCAAAGATGATGCCTATGCCTGCATGTGGGAGCGGGATTGGATTCGTAAATATAACAAGGATGTCTGTAAATGATCATTGGTTTTGTAGGATTAATAGGTAGCGGCAAAGACACTGCAGCAGACCATCTGGTCACTGCCTGGGATTTTAAACGTGATAGTTTTGCCAATACACTTAAAGATGCAGTAAGCAACATTTTCCATTGGGACAGAGAATTACTTCAGGGCCAGACCGCAGAGTCCAGAGCCTGGAGAGAAGAGGTCGATGACTGGTGGGCCGAACGCTTGGGTATCCCTCACCTTACCCCGCGTTGGGTCCTCCAGTTTTTCGGTACAGATGTGTGCCGAGATAATTTTAGCAATGACATCTGGGTGGCCAGCCTGGAACGAAAATTAATGAACACAACACACAACACAGTCATAAGCGATGTTCGTTTTGCCAACGAGATCTGGGCCATAAAGAATGCTGGTGGTTCAATCATCAGACTACAGCGTGGTGCATTACCTTACTGGTGGCAATTGGCTCGTACTGGTGACGCAGTAAAAATGGATAGATTATGGCCAGGTGTTCATGCCAGCGAATGGGCCTGGGTAAGCCAAGGTGAAGATTTTGTAGTACATAATGACAGTGACATAGCAGACTTGTGCATGTCTCTGAATAAAGTTATTGACTCTGTACAAGGGTCATCTTATAATAGTAGTATTGATAAACCAGAAGGAGTTTTGTAATGAAATTTAGCAAGCAAACCATTAACATTCTGCAGAATTATGCGACCATTAGCAATAATATTCGCATCTATCCTGGTTCAGAATTAACCATACTAAGTCCTATGCAAAGCATCTTTGCCAAGGCCACAGTGCCAGATCAGTTTCCAGTCGATGCCTGTATATATGACCTAAACAGCTTCTTGGCGTTGTTATCCTACATGGAGAATCAGGAAGTTGAATTTGGTGAAAATAGTCTGACCATTTCAAGCAATGGCAGTACTTTTGAATATCGCTATGCTGATCCAAGTGTGATCATTGCACCTCCAGCAGGCAAGAGCATTGAATTAGACAAGCATTATACATTCAATCTGACAGCAGCCGAAGTCATCATGATTAAAAAGGCCATTGGCATCAGTAATGCCGAAAGCATCATCATCAAAGGCGATGGTACTACGGCAACCTGGGAAGTAGCAGGCAAGGCTCGTACTGTGACCTGGAAGAAAACACTGGGCACTACTGATCAGACTTTTGAAGCCATCTTAGAAATTCAGAATTTCCAGATCCTACCAGCAGATTATGCTGTGGCAGTAAGCAAGAAGAAATTCCTGCATTTTGCCAGCACCAGTACCGAAGTACCTCAATACTGGTTAGCACTAGATCCAAAATCTACAATCTAATCTGGAGTTTATATCATGGAAGCAAACCGCGAGCAATTTCTGTGGGTGGAGAAGTATCGCCCACAGACCATCAGAGACTGTATCTTACCCGAAGCAACTAAAGCAACCTTTCAGCAGTTCCTGGATCAGGGTCAAATCCCCAACATGTTATTATGTGGCGGAGCCGGCATGGGCAAAACCACAGTTGCCCGAGCACTGTGTGAAGAGCTCAAGGCTGACTACATCATACTGAATGGTAGTCAGGACAATGGCATCGATGTACTAAGAACCAAGGTCAAGGGATTCGCATCCACGGTCAGCTTCAATGGCAGGACCAAGGTTGTTATTTTTGACGAGGCTGACTATTTAAGTTGGGCATTCCAGCCTGCACTGCGTGGTTTTATCGAAGAGTTTTCAGGCAACTGTCGTTTCATATTTACCTGTAACTTTAAGAATAAGATCATTCCTCCACTGCATAGCCGAACCACGGTCATAGAATACAAGTTACCCAAGGCCGAAAGACCTAAAATTGCCGGAGCATTCTTCAAACGCGCCACAGAGATTCTAACTGCCGAAGGCATACGTTATGATGACAAGGCTGTAGCCAAGTTAGTAGAACGATATTTTCCAGACTATCGTCGAGTGCTGAATGAACTGCAACGCTACAGTGTGGGTGGTTACATAGACGAAGGTGTGCTGGTAAATCTACAGGACATCAATGTCAAGGAACTGGTAGACAGTCTGCGAGACAAGGACTTTAAGAAAATGCGCACCTGGGTGGTCAACAACATAGACAATGACCCTGCCACCATATTCCGTAAGCTCTATGATACCCTGGTGGAGCATGTTGAAACTGTTCCTCAGCTGGTTTTATTGCTGGCTGATTATCAGTACAAGGCAGCTTTTGTAGCCGATGCTGAAATTAACCTGGTAGCCTGCCTGACTGAGATCATGGCAGCTGTAAAGTTTAAATAATGCTAGGCGATCTATTAGGGGTCGAAAAGCCCAGGGAAATTACCGAAGAAGTCTATAAGAAAGTTCGGGTAAGCCCCTGGGATATCATCAATGCCATCAATGCCCATCAGACAGACCTAATCACTGAGGACAACGAGGAACAGTGTAAAAAAGAAGCCTTCTTTGTTAATCGTGGATTGAGTTTTGGTGCAGATACCGTGATTTATGCCAATGAAATGAACGCTCGGCATCATCTGGACTACAAACTCCAATTCGATTTTCTTATAAATACTATTAGACCACGCAAAAGATACAACAAGTGGATCAAAGCTGAAACGGTTGAAGTGTTAGAGGTGATTCAAGAATATCATGGTTATAGCATACATAAAGCTCGCCAGGTATTACCTCTATTTACTCCCGATCAGATTATTTTAATGAAAAAACGATTGAACAAAGGTGGCGAATAATGATCACAGATTTTTTTAATCTGGACCTACCCTTCGAATACTATCCTCTGGAAGTCAAACTGGCTCAGCCTGACGATTTCCTGAAGATTCGAGAAACACTGACTCGCATCGGTGTAGCTTCACGCAGAGATAATACATTATATCAGAGCTGTCATATCCTGCACAAACAAGGACATTACTTCATAGTGCATTTCAAAGAGTTGTTTGCACTGGATGGTAAGACAACAGATCTTAGCAAAAATGACATACAGAGACGCAACAGCATAGCCAAACTGCTGGCTGATTGGGGTCTGCTGGTGATCCTGGATGCGGATAAATATACTGATCAGGCACCATTGAGCCAGATTAAAATACTGAACTTTGATGAAAAAAATCAATGGAACCTGCAGACCAAGTACAACATTGGTAAGAAACGTAACTACAAGGAACAAAATAATGATTAAATTAGACCTAAGCATCAACGAAGTAAATGCTATTTTATTGGCATTGGCAAAACTGCCATACGAAACCGTAGCACCGCTGATTGAAAAAATTCGTGGTCAGAGCCTGCCTCAGGTCCCAGAAGAAGATCGCAATGATGCAGATCGTGAAAAACTTCAGGCCGATTTGCTCAAAGCAGTAAACGACGCTGATACAGAAACACCAGAAGCACTATAAATATCAGGTCCTGGGACGGACCTTAAACAGCCTGGTTATGCCTTAGGGATAACCATTTTATAAAACTCGCTTAACAAGGAGAACAACATGTCTTTACAAGACGCTTTTGTATTTGGCCCTGGTTTCAGGGACTTTGATAAATTTTTTGTTGGATTTGACGAACACTTTGATCATTTAAATCAAGTAGCCGAAGCAGTATCACGCAACACCTCAGGCTATCCACCCTACAATATCACCAAGCTCAGCAGCATCAACTATGCCATTGAACTGGCCGTAGCTGGTTTTGACGAAGCTGAAATTGATATTGAATATGCCGAAAACAAACTCACAGTCTCAGGTAACAAAACACCTGTAGAAGATTCTGAATTTGTACACCGAGGCATTGCTACCCGAGACTTTACTCGCACTTTTGGACTCAATGATGATGTCATTGTCACTGGCGCTAATCTAAAAAACGGATTATTGACCATTGCACTGGAACGCATCATACCCGAGGCTAAAAAACCCAGAAAGATTGCCATTGGATCAGTATCGGCCGTCAGCACTGGCATTGACCGAGTACAGGAATTACTGGTAGAGAAAGAAAAACTTAAAGACTAAACATAATTAATCGGGGGCTTCGGCCCCCACTTTTGGAGTTATTATGAACGTAAAATTGATGCGCCTTAGCACAGGCGAAGACTTAATTGGTGATGTTGTAGAACACAGTGGTGATACAGTTACCATTGAAAATCCCTGTATTGTTTATCTAAGTCAAAATCCCAATGGCGGTCCAGCCAACCTGGGCATGACTCGTTGGATGCCCTATGCAGAAAACAAAGAGTTTGTACTTGATAACAAATACATTGTTACCTATGCCAATCCAGTTGAAGAACTATCCAAACAGTATGATCAGGTGTTTGGTTCTGGTCTTATTACACCGCCAAAAACAATTCAGCTAGCAAAATAGTGCTTGACAGTTAACTAAAAATCCCTTATAATTGTATAATGGAAATGTGGCCGAGTGGTCGAAGGCACTTCACTGCTAACGAAGCAAACCGAAAGGTTTCGAGAGTTCGAATCTCTCCATTTCCGCCAGTAACCTGATTCAGGGCAGGTAGTCCCTGAGCTTGAGTGAGCAAGATCCAGACAATGGAACGTAACGCGCCATTTCGACTAGCTGGTATGGCAAGTAACTCACAATACCAGGCAGAAGGGCCAGCAATGGCCCGTAAATTTTTAATATAAATATAGGACTATGGCACAAAAAATATTTAAAAAACCCAATAAAAATAACCTGGATGGTTCAACAGTCCATGTAGGTGATGCTCCTTTTGAAGTTGCATTTCGTAAATTCAAACGCAAAATTGAAGCTAGTAATCTGCTGCGTGAACTACAGTTGCGTGAACATTATGTCAAGCCCACGACCTCTCGCAAGCAAAAGAAGGCAGCTGCCGTCAAACGCTGGGAACGTGAAGTAAGCAAAAACAAACTTCCACCGAAATTATACTAATATGACTACAAAAAACGATATCACTGGCGATTTTATCAAGAGTAAACCAGCATCAGATCAGTTTGATCGTAACTTTGATCAGATTGACTGGAGTGTTAAAATGGAAAAGCTCGAAGAAGTTATCAAAGACCATGGTGAGTTACTAAAAAAATTAAAAGATTGACAGCAACACCATAGTATCATATAATATTATTTTAACATGGAGAATTTGAATGAAATACTATGATCATGTAATGCTAGGTGAACCCAAAGAAGCGCCCCGAGTAGATGTACAACGAGCAGTTCGAATGTTTGGCCAAGAACAGTATAAATTGATTCTGGTGGCAGCAGCTCGGGCTCGCGACATAGAACGCAAATACACCATTGCCTGCAAGGCAGCTGGTAAAATTCTCCCACAGACCTACAAACCCATCAATGCTGCGCTCAAAGAAATCATTGATGGCGAACTAACACCCGAAGGAACCAAATAATGGCAGCAGCTGGACCAAAAGTACACAAAAGTAAACGTCATAACAATCCCATGACCTACAAGAGTGGTAAACCCCGTCTTCGTACACTTAATGTTAAACAATTAACATCCCTAGTAGATAAGACTCAAGTAAAGAAAGAGAAAGCAAAAATTACCAAAGAAATTCAGCGTCGCATAACAGCTGGACTACAAAGAGTAACAAAATTAAAATTATTCAAAGCCAAGGAGGCTTAACATGATACATGATCAGATCGTAGAACAAGTAACAGTATATGTAGCAGAAAATGACAAGTTTGAAACCAAAGGCGTAAAAGCGTCAGCTGCTAGAGCTCGTAAAGCACTGGGCGAAATTGGCAAACTGGTCCGAGCTCGTCGCAAAGAAATTCAAGAAAAGAAAACAGCAGGCACTGCTTAATGGAACAGGCCCAGGTGGCGAAATTGGTAGACGCACCAGTTTCAGGTACTGGCGACGCAAGTCATGGAGGTTCGAGTCCTCTCTTGGGCACCAAAACTCACGAAGCGCTGATCATTGCCGCAGAAGAATGTGCTGAGGTAACTCAGCAGATCTGCAAGATCATACGCTTTGGGCTGGATACTCCGTATTTAACTGCGGGTGACGGAACAACCAATCGTGAACAGCTGGAAAAAGAAGTTGGCGATCTAATCTGCATGATAGACATCCTGTTTGAACAGGGCATCATAGATAGTAATAATGTGACCCGAGCCGAGATAACCAAACAAGAAAAATTAGCAAAATGGAGTCGACTCTTTGAGTAAAGATCAAAAATTTAAATGGATCATGAGCCTGACATTTCTGGGCAGTGCTCTTTTACTCAGCAGTAATTTTGAATACAGCCGCATAGGATTCCTGACCTTCTTTGCAGGACATCTCATGGGGCTGTATGTATTTCGACGTGATCCGGCCATGCTCTGGCACAACATCATATTTAGTTTCATAGACCTCTGGGGCATATATCGCTGGTGGTTGTGCTGATATAAATAGCATATGGACCAGATAACCATAGAGCAGTCTGCAGCAGATAAAATTACAGAGTTGTTGGCCGAGGAAAGCAATCCTGAATTAAAACTTCGCATGTTTGTACAGGGCGGAGGATGCAGTGGTTTTCAGTATGGCTTTACCTTTGACGAACTACAGAATGACGATGATTTTGTCATAGAACAACTGGGTGTGACAGTACTGGTAGATGCTCTGAGCATGCAGTATGTACAGGGGTCCGTGGTAGCCTATACCAAAAGTCTCATGGGCGAACAATTCGAAATAAAAAATCCTCAGGCCACCAGCAAGTGTGGT